CTTCTGTTCCAGCAGCGTTATGGAACATTATTTTACCGACATCACCTTTTACAGCAGCCATAACAAAAAAAAGAAAGATTTATAAATATATTAACCCTTTTCAGTCTTTTTTACATCCTTTTTTGAATTTTCTTGATTCTCCATATATCTTTTACAATTAGGATCCCACATTCTAGAATCCCTTACACCTTTAACAGCTTCGATGGCATCAAGCATTTCTTCTGTAATTACAAGTTTTGGCATGATTAAAGATCCTCATATATTTCAAAGGTTATTCTAATTTGTGTTTGGAATTTACCTTCTGGACTTGATGTTAATACTTCAGGGCCAACAGGCGAATCAAAAATAACATTTGAAACTGTAATATTATTGTAGAGGTCACGCAACCTTTTGCCAATCGTGAAGTTTGATCCTGAACCAATACCTTCTTCTGTAAATATATTTATCAAAAGTAGACCAACAACACTATTTATAGAATTAGCAGATCCACCCATTGTTAAATAACTACCAGAGCCAAAACTTGTCTGGCATTGAACAAATGTGTCCTCTGTAGTGGAATCAAATGCCATATTGTTAAATACAACAGGAATAGCTGGACTTGATGCAAGCTCTGTTGCCAATCTTGCCTCTATTGTGGATCTGATGGTATTTAAATCAACTGCTGCCATTATGCCCTCCTAAACTCATCTGCAATAAATTGTTCTAGTTGCTTTGCAACTAATTCTGGATAACCTTTTATAGTATTTTGACGAGTTCTGAATTGACCACCCCAACTTGGAGGTAGGTTTGTTCCATAAGCAACAGGTTCTGCATATTCTACGTTTGTAAAGACTTCACCACGGTAAGCTTGGACTTCACTTTGCCAAGAATTTCTTAAATTACCAGTATCAACTGGCGTAAATTCTTTTATGTCTTTTTCTGCTTTGAAAGTTGCTTTTCTTACAGTTTTTTGAACCTTATCACCGAAATGATCTCCAATATCATTTAAATTTATTTCTCTTGCCATAATTACCTCAGGATTAAATCAAAACTTATTGCTGTATTATTTTGTTCATTTGTCACAACTTGAATAATTTTAAACTCAACACTGCTTATTACAACCCTGTCTTTTGTAGTTGGTACAAAGGTCAAATCCCCTGCTGATATTGTCAGTCTCTTGTCTTGGGATTCAATCAGATCATTTACCTCAGATCTGTTTACATTTGTCAACGCACCTTTGACGGTAGTATCAGATGTAGATTCTGTAATAGCTCCAGTGGTCGTGTTATAACTGCCAGCCGTTACCTGTCTAATAGTTACATCACCTCCAAGTTTGCTCAGAGTTTTTGATGCTGCCTTTTTTAATGCGTTGGCAAGACTCATAATGAATAAGCTATTACCTGACCACTTGCAAGAGTGATACTTGTTATAACTCCACAAACTTCAGAAGATGCTTTCATAGTTATGCCATTTATGGTTGAAGAACCATTTTCTGTAATGTTTTCAGCAACAAAAGTTGCCTCCGCATCTGTTAAACAATGCACCTTACCAAATCTGCCAGTATGGGCGTTTGTATCTGTAATGATGATTGCTGCTGGGTATTCGTAACCGTAGCCCATTTTCATGACCTCTTAATTTGTAAGTTTGCTCTTCCACCTATTCTAATACCCATCAAGTAATGATCAACTATCGGTGGAATTCGATCAATACCAACAGCCCCATAAAATCTAGGGGTTGCATTTATATTACCGATACTAACTGTTTCAAAATCTTCCAGACCACTTAACTCTAACCCGTTCCTATTGTTGTTGAGATATACCGCCAAAATAACCTGTGCATTTTTTACACGATCTGGAATTTCAGTATCAGTGTAATAATCAGCAACTAATCTATTTGGAAAAGATAAGCCATAAAGGTTGGTGTAAGTATCTGGTTTTCTTACTCCTGATCTTGGCCATTCAAGAGCCTGGGTGTCGTCTACCCGAGCCCCTAAAAACTTTTCACGATCAATTCTTTGTGCAGCCGTGAACAATGCACGATTTTTGTTATCGTTGCTTGAACCATCCCATGCTGCAGCGTCATCACTGAGGACTAAACCTTCAATAAATGAGTTTGCATCATCGAGTGTTATATAGGTGTTTGCGTTAGCACCACCAACAGTTGCATCAAGAGTTATCGCCATTTAGTTTTACCTTTTTGGGCTTTGGTTTTGGTTTTGGCTTTTCAAGAGTTGGAGTTAATGAAGCTGCCTTTTGAGCAGCCTCATTCCTCGCTCTCATACGCCTAAAAGCGTACATTCCCATTTAACTAGATGCTCCCTTTAGAGCAACATAGTTTATAACGATAGCTTCACTTAAAGATCCACCTGATACGTTAGAAACTGTGATCTTGAATGATCCAGCAGCAATACCGTTAGCACTTACGATGTAAGCACCAGCAGTTCCAGCAGAACCATGACAAGCAACGACAACATCTGTTGCAGCGACTTTGCTGTTAGTAACTGTAAAAGATACTTCAGCAGCATCAGCTAATGCAGCATTGTTCATTGTGATCTGTCCACTCTCAGTATTAAGAGTTACACCTGTTCCTTTGTTAGTAGCCTGAGTTACAGTACCACCGTCTGTTGGGCCGATTAAACTACCAGCACCAATTTCAAAAATAGAAGCCATGATTAATCTTGGTTACTTACGTTAGTAGCACGGACAATTCCGATGTTCTTTGTCTCATACACTTTCGACCAAGAGGCAACTGTCTCTAATACGGTACGAGTTGGGTTAACAGTAGATACTGCATACTTCAAACCTACTGGATGGTAGATGTAATGAAGATCCACAGCCATTGCTTCTTCTAAAGCAAGGATGTCTCTATCTGTTTGTGTTCTGATTGGTGCTTGCTCACCTGTAACAACTGATCCTTGAGTAAAGAAGAATGTTGAATACTCAGTGGAAGAACCAGAACCTGTTGTTGGAACATCATCAGAAACAATAACTTTTAATCCCATAAATGTAGGAATAGAAGTTGTTCCTGGGAACGCTCCTGCTGTACTACCAGAAGCTGCTGCTGTATCGGCTGCTCCTGTGTTGTCATAAATGCGATCAATAGCATTACGCTCAACCAAGTCGTAATAGACTTTAGAATGAACTGCCATTGATGTTAATTTAGATCCTTGATCACCTAACAAAGCCTGAGCCTTTGCAACGTGTCTAGGACTTAAGGCTGTAGGAGTATCACCTGATTCTGAATCAATTGTTAAATCAAACAGAGCAGAGTTGCTGTCGTTTGCATTGATAGAACCAAATGCACCAGTTAAGCAAGAGAATAAATCTTTTTGCTTTTGATTATTAACATAAGCAGCCATTTTTTGAGCGATAGCAGCCATTGGGTCTGGGCCACCACCAACTGCTAATGCAGCTAAGTCTCTAGAACTAAATGCACGACCTCTATGAAGAACAGCAGCAATTTGGTTATCAGCTGTGATCTTTCCAGGTGTTAATGATGTTGAATCTGTTAAAACTTCAAAGTCTCCAGATAAATTAGCTTTGTAAAAAGGAATCTTTACAAAGTCACCCCCTCTCTCGGAGGATAGATTTAATTCTGCTAGAGGTGTCACGACCCCACTCTGCAAGAAAGCATCTCTTTGAGTTGTTTCTTCAATCAGATAGGGTGTAAAAACCTCAGGGATTATTAAATCACTTCTTAATGTAGCCATTAAAAAATGTACTAATGATTTTTACTTTTCGGTGACAACACCTAACTCATACAAACAAGTTAACTTTATATTAACCGCTAACTGCGTTTTTGAGCATATTATATTTATTAATGTCTGTACGATACAATCTAGCCTGCTCAGTTAAATTAAAAGATTCTTTGGCAAATGGGTTGGCTTCTCCTGTAATAACATCAGCAGTTACTTTAGTTGTCATTGCACCACCGCCCTGCGGTCTTGGATTCTTTTGTACCCATTGTGGCATTTTTTGTTGAGCCCATTCTTTTACTGGAGTTCTGTTATATCCGTCAACAATTACAACAGTACCATCAGATTCTCTTGCAAGTTGATCTCTGTTTATTCTTGACAAGACATATTGTGGGTCATGCACCACATCAGCTAATGCACTGACGGCAGGGGCTTCCACTTCAAGTTCTCTCTGTCTTTGTTCTAGTTCTTGAATCCTCTTGTTTTTAGCTTCTTCTGCTTCACGATATTGACTTGCAAGTTTTTCTCTTGCTTCCTCATATTTTCCCTGTGCTTCAAGTTCTTCCTGTTCTTTTTTCTGTTTATAAGCAATCAAGGCATTTACATCAACATCTGGAGGGATAGCTTTCCCTGCTTCTTTTGCTTTTATATTCTGATCTAATAATTTTGCATTATTAGCTTTTAGTTTTTGTAGTTCCTCCTGTAAAGCTGCGTATTGTTCAGGAGAAGGGTTTGGCTTGATTGGCTCTTCTGACATAAAAAATCGTAA